CCGGCAACGGAAGGAGTAAACTGTCGGGTAACTGTGGTGGAAATACCATCATGAGAAAATGAGTAAGTCCCTACACTTTCATCAGGAAGCAAGTCTATATCCCTAATAAAATTGAGCGTATAAGTTCCGGCAGTTCCACCGGTAATGGTTATTCTGGCCGTGGTGGAGCTCCCGAGAGTAATGGAAACAGGTGTAAACGAGTATTGGGTGATAGTTAAAGCAGAAGAAGTTGATGTTGTTGTAGTTGTTGGTATAGGTTCAGGAACACCAGCAATTACTGTAATATCTTCACAACATCCATTTACACCAGAATAGAAGAAGTTGTTCTCACCAATATACCAGTTTGGTAAATAACTGTGAAAACTAATCCAACTTCTAGTATTAAAATTAAATGATACTGTCCATGATTTATTACAGAAATATGTAGGATCTGTTATATATACCACCTCACGAACTGTGCTATAGTAAAGACCTTCTGAAGGAAGTAAATATTGAGTTTCAATATAAAACTCATTGTTTACAGCATCGTATTTTATATCATCCCTAAGAGGGATATAATCAAGTTTTGTAATAATAACACGATCATATTTAGAATCAAACACTCCGTGTAGTCCTATACCATTAAAATGATTGTCTGTTGGTACATTAGAAAAATAACGTAGAATTTCAAATGCTAAATGATCAGTAAAGAATCTATTCATTCCTGATCCAAAGCCCGACAAATCAACAGCTTGTGTACCAGTGATAAGAAACACTTGACCACGTTTAGCATCCACTGTAATCTGTCCTTGGGGAATTCTTAGAAGCATCTTGTTCTGGCTTCCTACATATCCCAAATCAGTTTCTGCAAAATCAATTGGGGGATTCTCAAACATTCTAGGATTACCTACATAAGCAGCTTGCGGATTGCTAGTGTCAATTGTTAACAAGTTATTGTACATCAATGTCTTGTTCTCAAACCTAGCTAATACCGCCTTGTTCTGAATTCCATCAAGAGATGTAAGATCTCCATAGTTTTGAGGAAAGTCAAAATAAGATGCAGCTCTATAAATCAACCAACTGTTCACTCTATTGTCAGAATCAATATTCTGAGCATCAGAATATATAGCTCTGAATGGATAGTAGGTGTAACAAGGTTTATCCCAATCTATAGGAAGATTGGTAAATGTATTTTCTCTATTCTGTTTAGAATATGTAACATTGTAGTAATATGTATTATCCTGAATAATAGGTACATAACTTTGTTGTACCCAATCATCAGGAATACCTGTGCTCACGTGAGGCCAGAAGTCACCTTCTCTATTATTAAAAGCCTGACGTAAATCTACATTGTAAGAACTCTCACAGTAGAAATTAGGAATACCATAGGCAAACATGTAGAAGTATCCATCATAGAAAGTTCTTCCAGGATTGCTATCTTTAGGTTGTAAAGGAGCCACAAATTGACTATTGGGACAATCAAAGTTATGGGCTTTATAAGATATGATGTTTGACAGCACACCAACACCAGTGATTGTATAATCTTTTAGAATAGAACGTGCTGAGTGCCAGTATTTTGGATAGGCTATATTACCTATCTCATCATAAAATATGTCACTGTCATCAGGAGCATTCACTCTATTATCTATAAAGAATGGAAGTTTAGTCTTGAATGCAAATCTACTAATGAACGTATCACCTCCAAATATTGTTTGTATTTGAGGAGTGGATGAGTCCACAAGTGATTGAAAACCAGTGTCTACAGTTTCATAAGAATAGATTTGTCCATATTGATTAACAAACACATTCTTAATAGAAGCGTAGTAAGACACTACAGAAATATATTCCTCTTTAGCAGGAATGTCACAATTAAATTTTTCTGAGATGGTAAATCTTGAATCATCAGTAACAATAGGCAATCCTCCAGATAACATATTAGGACTGTTGTCTGGGAACGGAAGTGCTGGTTTAGCAAGATCAGTTCTTAGATAAACAGATGATTCTCTTTGAAAGTTATTGATATTGTGAATATCACCAACATTTTGTACACCAGGAATCAAATATCTAGCAATATCAAGTGTACGTTGTTTAACACCTTGGTTATCAGGAACTCCAGTTCCATAATTATAATCACCTGTAGAGTTGAAAGAATAAGCATAGTTCTTTCTTGTAATACCATTCACATATATGGTTAAATATGCCTGATATGCTGTGAACATAGCAGTGGCATTAAACGGTGTAGTGATATCACCTAACTCCTCAGCACTCTCAAGAGCATCACGTTGAGCTTCTTCTGTTAAGAGTTTATATTTAGCATTGTCCCTCACTTCAACGAAATGAGCTCTACCAGAACCAAACATTACACTCTCAAGTTTTAGAATACCACCTAAAAACGGTTGTCCAAAGGATGTTTCAGGAGAGTTAAATATCTGTCTGTATTTTTCAGTTACACCAGGTTGAGGAGTTTCTCCTCTACAATTACCACCTGTTACTAATGTAGGACCAGTGAAACAAATGTCACCAGGACCTTCAATTTGTACAGGACCGCCTGTTCCAGGCACTAAATATAATGTAAGTGTTGGGAATGTAGGCCATCCTGCCACCCAAGCTGTAGTGACACCTGTATATATATCATTCCATTCAATTCTACCACCTCTAGCAAAAGCAAGAGGGTTCGTATCACAAACTTGAGCTGTCCACAACTCATATGTAGAAAGTCCCACTCTTCCTGTAGCAGGGCCAAGAATAACAGGTTTGCCAATAGAACAAACGTTCTGTGGACCTATTACAAAATACCTTTTTCTTGTTATCTTTCCATTATTACAGTTAGTAAATTCTATCTCAGCAAAATCAGGACCGCCTGTTGGATCTGCTCCAAGTGTATCTATAAATACAGTGTATTCATCACAAATTTGTGCATAAGCATTATTTGTTGTATTTAAGAAAGGATCTTGTTTCAGGTCATTATATGGGTAGTTTGGATAGAAGAACAATTCTTCCTCTCTCTCATACGTGTTTACATTTCTGAGGATGCCTTTAGCAACAATAGATTTGTTTGTACCACGATCAGCACGTATAATCTTAAATGCTACAATATCATCCTTTTGTTCTTGTGTAAGATTGGAAGATTGTATAAGTGCACTCACTTGTTGTACATCCAAACGAACACCAATAGGGAACACAGCATCATTTCCCATCACCATGCCTGTAGGGCCTGTGAATATCTTTGATTCATAGGAAGCACTAACATTGATATCAGGAAACTTATGATGTCTAATAGGTTGACCAGATAGATCCCCCCATACATCTGTATTACAAGGATAGGTTTCTGTTGATTGCCAATATCCAAATTCACCATATTGATATGGTCCTTTGTAGTCTACTGCTGGAGAATAACCAGCACTTGTTCCTATTACAGATCCTGTGTTGTATATTTCCCAATATGGACTATACCCTATTCCTCCAGATGTATACTCAGGAACTCCTATAAAATCTGGATTAGTGTCTGGTACATCTGGTTGTAAGTTTTCTGCAGGTCCTTTCACTCTTCCAGGAATATGAAACCCGTCAGTTTGCTTACCGTTCTTAAGTAAGAACACTATTTCAAAAGCATACACCTCATCCCTTAGATACCCTCTAAGGTTGGTGGCATTTAACTCATCTGCATAGTTTTCTGTAGCTGGTATTCTCCAACTTTCCCAGAGCAGTTGAATTTGATTAGCAACGCTTTGATAGTTAATACGATCAATAGACGTAAGATTATCCCATACAAGAACATCTTGCACATTTGTAATATCTTGTGCAACATCATAATAAGGAAACTTCTCAAATATATCATTAATGCTCAGACGTATCTGTGTAACATTTTGACCAGTGTATGTAATCTGTTTCTGAAGGTTGTCGATATAATATGTACCTACAAGTTCTACAGAAGTGATAGCATTAACAGTTTTAATCACTGCTAAATTAAAATACTGGTAAAGCCCCGTGTCCTCTAAATTAGAAATATCTAAAATAATAGACTTACCAACTGGATAGTTGAAATTAACTGATGTAATAAACTCATCAGCAATAGGCGTAGGATTAGTAACAGAATAATAGGAAGTGTAAGGATTACCCTGAGGATCAGAGTATTGAATAGCAAATTGATATGTACCAGCAATTAGATTACCTGTGCTAGTAACATCTACCACCTCAAGTTGAGGAATCTTAAAGTTAGGCTGAATTCTAAGTTGATTACAATCTACATCATCTGTATATTGAGGATCACAAAACGGAGTGCCAGACTTTAATATCTTTGGAATATTATCAATATCTAAATATCTTCTAGGATTGAGTCCATCTGTCCAATATATCTCAGTGGTGCAGTTTGTAATTTTATGCACCATTTTATGAACAGGATAGTTTATATTAAAGTTGAGACAAGGAGCATTAACTAAAACACGATATACACAATCATTATTCTCCATATATCCAATCTGACTATCTCCTGTTTCAGGATTAGTAATAAAGAATATATGTTTAGCCTTCTCTTGAATGAAGTGTGTACCAATTAATACAAAACCAGAAGGGAATGTAACACAAAGTTCATTCCCTGGCTCATTCTGATAGTTTACAGAATTAGCATCAAAGTTTTCAACAGCAGCATTTAATGCATACGTAAGCTTACCCTTGGTGATCTGATTAAGAGTCTGATCTAGGTTTAAGCCAGTGGTGGCATTATTATACTCCTGCCTTATGTTGCCTTTTTCCTGTTCAGCCATTAGTATTAGTTATTTCTTCTCCAACCATATCTATTAGTACGATTAGGTAATTCATACATATTAAATCTATTCAAGTCATTCTTTATCCTACGTTGCTTAGTCCAAGGATCTTGTTTTTTGATTTCAATATCAGCCATGATAAACGCTTCTTCAGACTGTTGCTTATAATACATAAGTTTATTTTGCAACTGATTGTACGTCTCATCATTCACTTGATTGGTGAGTGTTTCAATCATCTTATACTTAATGAATGCCTCAATGTATTCTCTAATACGAAAGTTATTAGGAATCATTTGATTTCCAACACTGTCATATTCTGTAGCATATAAAATTAGGTGTACGATTCCATTTCTGAAATTAGTTACAAACTTATTATCTCTAATATCAAACGAATCATATCCAGAAGATCCAGGTGTAAACTCACGAAGAGGGGGAGCTTCTGAGTAGAACTCCCAGTTATTAGTGTAATCTACTCCACAGTTCTTTTGAGCAGAAATGTTACCAGGCTTTAGTAGATATTCTCTACGATAAGCCACAGGAGCCTCATTGTTTGTTTTGTAAACAGTTTGAACCAACTCAGGCATACAAGATCCATCGCATCCTACATTACCACAACAAGGGCTAGGGATAACACAATCAGTAACAATTGGGCTCACCTGAATTGTTGTAGATGTTGCAGCTTGTGAATAAAATGAATTAGCCTGCTGATAAGGAAAACCATTTACAGCTGTACAAAGCCAAGCTTCTCTAACAGCATAAAAGTTATCTGGAAGCCTTGCTTCATAATCACTAATTGTTAAAACTTCCTCCTGAATAACATAAGTGGCTCTTCCCAACTTTCTAAGACATTTATCTAGATAGGTGGGAAACATTAGATCATCTACAGCTCCTGTATCAAAATAGCTTTTAAACTCCTCTTTTACAGTGGAGTAGATGATGTCAGGAGAAATGAAGTTATATTTGTAATAATATGCCATCTATTTTACTTTTTCCATTCGTTATAAACATGTTGATACTTCTCATCAGTGTTAATATAATGAGATAACAATCTTGAAGTGTTTCTAGAAGGTTTAAAATACCACAGTTTTGAGTTTTTAAATCTTGCTGTTTCTTTAAACCAAACCCAACCAAAGAAGTAACCTTCTGTATGAAAGTTAAAATTATAGATGCGTTTCCCCTTCTCTTTTGTCTTTTTCCAATCAATAGGAAGATTGACAAACTCTTTACCATCCACCCCCTTCATCTTCCTACGTTTTTTCTTATTGATAGAGAACTCACCAAAACCATAAGGAAGCCTTGCTCTTTCTCCTGTCTCTAGGATGTATTCTTTGAAAGTTTCGTTGTAGGTGTAAATGATATTTCTCCATTCATCAAACGTAAGTTTAATAGAAGGATTCTTCTTGCAAAAATTGTTGTAGTTTTCTTTACTTGCGCTTCTCCAGTCTATTTTTACTCGCATTATCTAAGGTTTGGGGCATTTGGTGCTTGACCATCAACCCCATCACTTGTAATGTCTGTTTTTAATCTGAAGTAGGTAGATAATAACTTCTGAGAAGTTAATTCAAGAACTTGCTTTTCTAGATAGCCAGGAACAGGAGATTCTTTGTCAAGAGGATTCTTGCAAAGTTCTTCTGTTGTATATTCTGGAGATCCACAACCACACTCTGGATACATAATGGAATTAGGTACATCCTCCTCAAACAAAGCAACAAATCTGATGGCTTTCAGAAGGGGGTTGTTAACATATAAATATCCATTAGCAATCCAATAGTATTCTTCCTTTTTAATAATAGGAAGTTTAAGCAAATTAATGTATCGATTGATGGTTATTTCTTTTAGTTTTTTTCCTTGTCCACTCATGGCGTTTATAGAATACACACCCTGAATAACATATTGATAATTACCTTCTGTAATGCGAGGAAGTTTAAATTTACTTCTAGCCACATTACAAGGATCTACATATTCACAACATTCAGAAATAGGAACTTCTACCATCTCTAAACAAGGGATGGTAGTAAACACTGTATCAGTAGCCCAAAGCCTTCTTAGATTAGTCTCTCGTTTTATCAAGAGGAAGGCGTTGTTCCTAATTTCAGACATGACAGCCCTATCCGTGATCAAACTATCAGTTGATAATAATTTGTGCATAGAACGTACATCTGAAACTAATTTTCTAAAAGTAGACATTATAAATATTGTTTGAATATATTTGTCATTCCGTCGTTATAATCTATCAAGAACGCTGTCACTTCACCTCGTGCGCACGTGTACCCATTCTTTTCATCCCAAGAACTCTTGGCAGTAGAGAATGCTGGAATTTGATAGAATTTGATTCCGTTAAAATCTTGACTAAGTTCATGGTGTTTATCACCTGTAAATATGTAATACATACTGTGATTTGACCATTCTGTTTTATATTCCATAGGGAATATGCCAGCAAGTTTAACAGGCTTAATCGCATCACCATGATTAAACATCATGGCTGTATGACCGTAACTAACATACTTCCTGTATTTAGGAGAACAGTCAAACGTTAATCTTTTGCTGTTTCTGAAATATGTTTTTAACCAGCTAATTAAATGCCATCCTACATATTCATCATGATTGCCAGAAACATAAACCACTTCCACTTCATGAACATAGTTTAATAACAATGTAATCATCATTATCTCATGGTCACAAATTGCTTCAAATGAATTGTGATAGGTGTCTGTGTTTAGTTGAGGAGTTCCTCTTGTAGTTGTTCCTGTAAACTCACTATTAAACTCATCAGATCCGACTATGTAGATTACCTTCTCAAGGTTGTTTGATAAAGATGCTTGATTTAAAATGGTTTCCACTTTGTAAGCCACTGCTCCAAATCTACTATCAATATTGTTTTCTCCGTTTACATCAAACTTATTGTAATGCGCATCCTGTTTATTAATAACAATTGCAGCATTAGGTTTTCCTGGATGAAACTTTGGAGACATTATACTCTGAGAAACAGGAGAATATGACTCAAGGAAATCTATAAATGAGTCTTGAAAAACAGACTCATCTTTCTTTTTACTAAGCCATGCTTTAACCTGCCAATGTGGAGTTTCACGATTTCCCCAGTAGTTCTGAACATATTTAGTTATCTCCCATTTATCAACATCAATCTTGCATTTTTCTATAAGCTCATCTAAACTTCTGATTTCCTCTTTGGAGTTGAACACCACTTCACCTGTTCCTTTTTGTACATCCTCAATAAGTCTAATAATTGTGTCTTCTAGTTCTCCAATATAATTTCCAATCTCTGCTTCATTTTCAACACTTACTGAACTTCTTAACTCTCTTATCAGCCCATCCACTTCATCTTCTGTAATATTTAGTTTTTCTGCATAGAACTTTTTGCTTTTTTTCCAATGTAGCATTTGTTCTAGTTGTTGTAGAAGTGATTGATTTTCAGACATTTAGAATTAAATTTGGTTAAAATTAGAGTAAAGATACAAAATAGTTTTGATATTTTCCAAATTATTTTAACCTTTCTGGTTATTGGTTCTAACTAAATTGGTTATAAATAAAAACTCCCAGGGACATATAGTCCCCAGGAGAAGTCTTGTAAAACCAACAAAACAAGACTTTTTAATTTTATGGACATGCTCCAGAATCTTCCACATTTGCTGTATGATAGAATGTTCTGTTTATGTTTGTAAGCACTGACCAGTTACAGTTTGCTGTACCATTATCAAAAGAAGGACATGTTACAGTGTCTCTATTAGAAGGGTATGATACATTAATATCAGTATTTGAACCCATTCTAATTGTTAAAGAGCTGTTTTTTACAACTGAGAACGATGTGATGAAATCACATGAACTGCTGTTGAAAGGTGCTCCTACAAAGTTCCATGTTAATCCTCCATTAGTTGAATAATGGAAATCTAAATCATAAGTAATCCCAGCTTGTGTTGCATACAACGTTAGTGTTACAAACTGCTGAGTGGTAGTGGTTGTTGTAGTTGGTATTCCAGTGGTTGTCGTAGTGGTGGTTGTTATTATAGAAATATCTGTATAATTAGTACAAACACCTGTAGACTTCACTCTAATTATTGTAGCTGCATTTGGAACTAAAGATGATGAATAACCAGCTAAAAGAGCTGCTTTACTCACACCTGTTTCAAAAGCTGATACATAACCATCTACATCTGAATACAGATCAAATGGTCCTGTATCAGTTCCAGCTACTAACAACGTTATTAATACTGTCATAGTTTATTGATTTTAAAGAAGCAGTGTAGTGGTTGTAGAAGTTGTGGATGTGGTAGTTGTAGTTAGAGCATAGATTTGATTCTGAAGTGATATAGTTGTATTTATCAGATTACAAATCTGCTCATCAACCTTCTGAAGAGCTACAGTGAGCGTATCACATGTTTGTACATTTGTACAAGGAAGATTGGGTCCACTATATGCAACATACTCAGAAGCAACAAGTTGTGTTGTACATGGATTTCCTCCTATACAAGGTGTAGTGTTTATTAGTGGAGTTGTATTACAATGAGGATTTTTAGGTAGATAATACATTTATAAAGAGTTTAAACTATTAAGGAATGAACATGATGTAATAACACCCAAGACCAGGTTGATAGTTTGTGTGAGCTAATCCGCCTCCTGTAGAACCAATCACGGTGTCTACAACTATTGTGCTTTTATTTGGACTAGTTAAACCAATGTTTGCTGTACCGACTGCTCCAGACAAATCATAACTTGTGTTTCCACCATAGTTAGCCCCCTGATCAATAGGAGTGGTTGATGTAAGTCCCACCTGTGAACCAAGTAAAACAGTGAAGTGAGTGTGATCTGAAACAGTTACAGTGTTTGTAGCACTATGAGAGTGAGCAGGAATCTGTGTAGGAGATAGAGTTATAGTGTTAGAACCATTAGTTCCTAGAAGTGCGTATGCAGGATTACCTGATACAGCAGGGTCAACAGCAGAGTTCATAGGTCCACCACCCATACCAACAGTAGCACCTACAGGTATACGTCCTCTTTTATCAGGAGTACCATTGTTACCATTACATAAGTAGATGAACTGCCAATCACCAATACCAGCTCCTGATACATCAAATTTACCAGTGGGATCACCATAAAACTCCACAACAGTGTAAGGAATCATACGGTTTGCATAAAGTGTACTGCTTGAAATACTAGCTAGGTAGGCATTAATTAAGCTATTTAAATCAACAAGCTTAACATAATTTGTATCTACATCAAGAGCAAGAGCATCAAGTTCAATCTCCAGTCCACAAATTTTATTAATTGCTGCCTGAAGGATTGCGTGTGTTCCAGAGGATCCAGTTACACCAGATAAACAACTTACAGTGTAAGTTGCTTCAAGTGCAGCAAAGTCATCCTCAAGAGCAGTCAATCGTACATCTAGTTCACAGATGGCGTTTATCAGAGCATTAATAACATTAGGTAGTGTAAGATCTTCACAAGTGACAAGATTCTTATTAACAATCTCACATATAATTAATGGATCAATTGTTAACTTAATTCCTGTACCATCAAGTGTAGATGTAAGAAATCCAATCAGAGATTGTTCAACATAAGAAAGTGAGTCTCCGTTTTTAATTCCCAAAACAGGAACATCCACTCCAGTGTATTTAACACACTGATCTGATACAATTTCTGTGCAACCATTATAGCAATTATAACAAGACATGTTTATCTAAATTTTAAAAGTTTAACTCTGCTAGCAATCATGTTTATCGTGAATGAAGCAGCGTAATTTGGGTTACAATACTTATAAATAAGAATCCTTCTGTAGTTCAGAAGGTCCAACATTGCCCCACCAGGGACAGGTTGGTTTAACATAAATACGATATTGTTATACAAATTGTTTGAAAGTTCAGCCAATCTGCAATCTATTTCAGCAACAAGTGCTGGAATATTAGCACATTCTGGACAACTTGTAAGCCTGGGTGATAACATTTCTTATAAAGTTTTTTCCTTGTTTTACAGCAGAGTTACATGCTGCACAAAGACCGTTAATCAATTGACACCCACACCCAACGTTAGCCCCACAGTTTCTACATTTTGCCATATTAATAGAAATTTACAACATAGTTATTTCCAGAACAACCGCAATTATTCTTATTAAAGTTGTTAAGCATTGTGTCAGCTTGACTATATAATTTCATAGCTTCATCAATAGCACAGTTATTAGCGGCAGCCATAGATCCTTGCATAAAGAAATATATGGTTGTTAAATCCACTTTAGCTTGTGTCTTGATTGCTCTATCACATTCCATCATATCAAGTTTCATGAACGCACTATCAAACTTCTCCTGAAGCTTTTCAATTCGCATAATAGACTTCTTCACAAAGTTCTTATATGCAGGAGCTACAGAATATGTCAAATGATAAACGCCATCAGGAAGAGGTTGATCCACTCCTACAGGACTAAGTCCTAAATTCGATGTAGTGAATATGTTAAAATCATTAACACTGAACGGTTTGCTTATAACTCCAAAACCAGGAACATCAATTTCAATTGTGGCTCCAGAAACAACAGTGGGGTTTGTAGGATAGACAGATGCATCAGCAACCCCAAGAGTTGTAACATTATAAGTAGGGATTACTAATATGTCTAATTTCAAATCTGCCATATTGTTCTAAATAAATAAGCCAGAGGATTGAGTTTTAATCCTCTCACCTCTGGCTTAGGTTAATATAATCTAGGTTACTTAACTACTATTACGGAATCAAGGTTGATGTGGTACTAGTAGAAGGCCATATGGTGGTAGTTGTTGATGTAGTAGTGATACATGAATTATCACCAGCTACAGCACCCAAACCAGCAACAAGAACAGTTTCAATAGCAGTGGCAATTGCACTACCGCTAACTGCAGCAATGATTACAGTGCTATCTTCATGAATATAATCTCCCCACTGATAAGCAGATTTGTTATACTCGTTGAACTTGATGTAATAAGTATCATAGGTAGAACCATCAGATACCCAGCTTTCAAAGTTTTCGTTATAACCGCCCATTCTGTAGAGATGCTTTAAATAACCAGCTTGATAGCTGTAGAAGTTTTTCTCCAATTGAGCAATTTCAGCAGAAGTACCAACAGCATAAGAAGAACGCTGTACTACCACTGGATCAGCTACAATGTTACAAGCATCAGCCACAATAAAGTCAGCTGTGGTTGCAGGTCCACTGTACACAAATGTACGGAACCACATTCTGTCATATTCAAAAGGAAACGCTGCCACATCACAAGGCTGACCATATTTAGTCAAAGGTTTACCAGTAATACGCAAAATTGCATTTGCATCATTACCAATTCTTTGGAACTGATAGAAGTCAGAGAAAGTGATGTTGTCAGGATTGTTACCTGGAGCTTGAAGCAAGAACTTAGCAATAATGCTGTCGATCAAAGCAGGTACATCAACATTAACACAAGGATCACCACCACACTCACAACAAGGTGCGTTTACAGTTACTGACCGAGTGAAACCATTGAAATACAAGGTGTCCAAATAGCTAGAGTGACCACGTAAAGTTACGGTGAGAACATCACCACACTGTACATTCCAACCTGCTACATCTGTAATTTGAGTTACAGGCGTAGGACAACCGTTAACTTTGTACCACTCAGTTATGTTGCTATTGCAACCAGAACCTGAAGGACAGCCTTTAATCTTATCAGAACGCTTAGAACCTTGCAGATAAGTGTTAGTTCGGCCTTGCGCAACATAAAAATAAGGGGCAGCAGCAATGTTAGCTGCTGTAGCCAGAGTGTAGTCATTTCTGAAAATGCCCACTTGTCCAGCGGTGAGGTCTTGTGTAGATCCAGAACTAGGGAGCGCAGATTGCCCTACTGGTACTACAAAGAGCGTAGTTAATGAAAAATCAGCCATTTTGCTTTATTTTAAGTGATTAAAAAATTTATTCGTTTGTCTGTATCCTAAACTGTGCACTTTGAACAGCAGCAGCGTTCTCTGTGTACATTGCTAGGTTTTGTACGGTTAAGTCTAGAAGTTCATCCTCTAGGTAAAGTTCAAGTTCGCAGTCTTGGTCAAATGATGCTTGTCCATCTAACATTATATATCCTGTTTTATTAATGTATACAGGATATCTCATGTAAGACATATATATCTTGCTTGGAGTGAAAGTGCCATCAGTGAAGATGGATATTTCATCTGTTGAAAGGAAGTTGAAAGTTTCTTGGTATTCAAAGGAAGGCTTGTAGTGATCGTTGTTCAAAATGAACTGAAGGTCACCGTGTTTAGCCAAATCTCTATTAATCCAAATCTTTCTATCCTTACACACTCCTTTATCAGCTAATATATATGCATCAATATAGAACATATACTTAGGAACAAGTAAGTGTAGATTAGCAAACCATTGATTTAGTTCAGTGTTCTTGAGAATGAGATCAAGAGGTTGATTGTTATAAGTGACCACTAAGCTTTGTAGGTCCTCGTAACGCTTTTTAAAAGCATCAAGGCCCATACCACTCACTACACTAAAACCATCAACCTTTTGTTTTATCAGCTTAATCTGGGCCTCATTAAGAGCCAGAATCTTATCTTCTAAGTTTATCTGCTGGTGTATGTTGGTCGATAGTTTATTTAGTTTTTGGTCAATCTTATATAATAAACTATCTACTGGTATCATACTGCAGCTAATTTCTTAGTTTTCAACTTACCTTCGAGAGTGAGGAGCAAGTCCTGATTATCATCGTCAGCAAGTAATTTAATCAAATCATCTTCATCCTTAGCTACTTCAAACTCACCTTCATATATCTTACCATTTGGTCTAGATCTATAAATAGAATGTACAATAGCTTGTTTTACTAAGTCTTTAATATGGAGTAAGTTATCCTTCATGTCAGCAAAGCGTGTGAACACTTCAACAGGATTTAACCCTTGATACTTACCGTTTTTAAATTCGGTTTGTTTAAGGACGTTGTCTACAAGATTGTAAACTGCTTCCTCTTTACTATCATCAGTTACAGGTAAACCTAACAAGCGAGCCACTTTTCTTTTTCTTTCAGGAGTCATGCCGTCAAACTTAACAATAGCTTTGTTAATCATTTGCTTCTTCTTAAATAGAACAGCATTTTCAATCTCTTCATCAGCTACGTAGAACTGAATATCAGCAGGAAATTCACCACGTTCCCAAGCTTGATAAGAGCTTGCAATTGTAGGATGAACACGCAACCAAGAGAAGGCTAATTCCTGAAAAGCAATAGTGAGATCAAAGAAGTTATCACCATCTAACAATTTAACAGGTTGCACATGAAGACCATCATGATTTGATGTAGATAATCCATAGTTCCAAAATTGAGAACGTGGACCTAAATCAACATCACCGATTGCAGCCTGTAATTTATTTTTAAGATTTATTACACGCTCTGTCTCCATTTCTCTTTCAAGAGGATCAGAGATTCTGCGTATGTACGCAGCATCAGGATCAATTCCTGTTCTGTACTTACCATCAAGCTCCTTGTAAGGATACTTAAACACCCCTGTTCCAGGGATTCTTGTAAGACCTCTTAGAGAAAGGCCACCTTGCATTGTCTGAAGTTGTGAGTTGTTATACTCCTTCTTAATTGTTGAGATTTTACCTAACTTACCCATAAAAATGTAGTTTTATATTATTGGTTTATTTGAACGCTTTTCTTCTATCTATTGTAACTATACGATGACAATTACAACATCTCACTTCACATTTGGCTATTTCATTAAGCAACTTTTCTTCACTCCAAGTTTGATGAACAGCATGTGAAATGTTACCTAACTTTTTACCTCTAACATGATCGAATTCTAGAACTCGAACATCTGTGTTTATACAGTCTACACAAGGATGAGTTTGTAGATATTCGGTTACAATTTGTCTGTTTCTATTCTTACAACTTTTTCTATTGTTGTAAGTTTCTCCATTCTTTCTTTTCCTTTCAGATCTTTCAAGTTCCCTTTTTCTTTCTGAAGGAATTGTATTATAGGATATTGTTGACATTGAGCAACCTAATATTTTACATACATCTTTATAAGTTTTACCTTCTAATCTCAAACGTAAGATTTCAGACTTATACTTACCCATATGTAGTTTTAAGTTGCAGAGATGTAAGGATTGAACCTAATAGCGAATAGGAGACACCCCATTCCTCATCTCTGTATTTGAGAAGAGCTCCCCCACCCTGAAAGTGGGGGGCAATCTCTTCTCGGTTTTGTAAGCTTCCAGAGGAAGCAGTCTAGAAAACTGAGTCTCTAGAGGAGTTCTTAGAATTGTGGGATTTCTTCAATAAGAACTGTACGAGACAAGTCCTCAATAAATATATCACAACGATCTTTCATCCAGATTTCGTATCCTGGGAATTTGTTCGCAGAACTCATACCCTGAGACTTAGCAAAGCCTAAGTGGTGGCGAGTTCCATCGATGTATCCCCAAGTCATAGAAGGTGCACCCTTCATACGTACCTCACGGATGTTATTAACCATAGAACCATCAGACATTGGAGATACGTCGAACACCATAAATACAGGTGTAGACTTCTTGTTCTGTCCAAATTCTAGGTTAGATTGAGGAAGGTCAAGTTCTTTCAAGTGAATCAATTCAACACGACCAGTCTCACGTGTAACCATTGCATCGAATGCAAAGTTGTAAGTGATGTGTTGACCTTCGCCTTGCATGTA